CAGAATGATATTTTTTCCGTCATATATGCCGCATCAATATATAGTAGATATGGGATATGAACCCTTTAGATTTATACATTGGAACTGTCAAGCTATACCGAAAGGAGTATTAAATGTCGTTTAAAAAAAATAAATACAGTGTTTTAAAAAAAGTTATAAGTAAAGAGCTAGCAGATTTTTGTTTTAATTATTTCTTAAATAAAAGAAAGGTAGCTAGATTTTTATTTGATCAAAAATATATTTCTCCTTTTACAGAATACTGGGGAGTATGGAATGATGAGCAAGTCCCTAATACATATTCACATTATGCAGACTTAGTAATGGAAACATTATTACAAAGGGTTAAACCTGTTATGGAAAAAGATACAGGTCTTAAGTTATCTGAAACATATTCTTATGCTAGAATATATAAAGTAGGTCAAGCTGGTATTAAAATAGATTTAGAACCAGGAGATATGTTAATATATTCTGGATGTGATTTAGAACATTGGCGAGAAGAATTTAAAGGAAAAGATTGTGCACAAGTTTTTTTACATTACAATAAAACTGGGTCTAAAAAAGCTAAAGAAAATGCATTTGATCAACGTCCTTTTTTAGGATTACCTGCCTGGTATAAAGGCTTTACATTACCTAAAAAATAGTTTATATAATAAGCTTGGTGGGGGAAAATGCCACCACAGTTTCCCCTTCCTTAATAATCTATTGAAATCCCCATTAATCTGCTATAACACCTAATAAACAGGTTTTTATATGTTACAGAAATTAGGTTTTATTCCAGGATTTAATAAACAAGTTACCGAAACTGGGGCTGAAGGGCAATGGTTTGACGGAGATAACGTAAGGTTTAGATATGGTTCACCAGAGAAAATAGGTGGCTGGCAACAGTTAGGACAATCTAAACTTACAGGGGCTTGTAGAGCAGTTCATCATTGGGACGATAATGCTGGTATTAAATATGCAGCTATAGGAACCAATAGAATTCTTTATGTTTATTCAGGAGATGTGTATTACGATATTCATCCTATTAGAACAACATTAACAGGTGCTAATTTTACTAGCACGAACAGTTCAACAACTGTTACAGTTACATGTAGCGGGGCTCATGGATTAGTAGCTAATGACATAGTCATGTTTGACAGTGTAAGTAGTGTACCAGGAACATCAGCTTACAGTGATGCTACATTTGAAGATGAAAAATTTATGGTAACTTCAATACCAACTACTACAACTTTTACAATTACAATGGCCTCAGCTGAAGGCAGTAGTCCTATGACTAATGCTGGATCAGCATCAGTTCTTTGTTATTATAATGTAGGACCAGCTTTACAATTAGGGGGCTATGGTTGGGGAACAGCATTATGGGGTGGTCTTGCTTTAGGTGCTTCTACAAATACATTAGCTTCTACTATTAATGACACTGTAACAGATATTCCTTTAACTAATTCTGCTGCTTTTCCTGCATCTGGGGAAATAAGAATTGGATCAGAAGATATAAGTTATACCAATAATAATACGACAACCAATATTTTAAGTGGGGGTGCCAGAGAAGTTAATGGTACAACTAAAGCTGGCCATAGTAGTGGTGATACTGTAACCAATATATCAGGATATGTTGCATGGGGTGATCCATCTTCTGCTGACTTTACAATTGATCCTGGAATGTGGATATTAGATAACTATGGAACAAAATTAATTGCACTTATTTATAATGGTAAATGCTTTGAATGGGATGCAGCAGCAAGTGGTGCAACAAATAACAGGGCCACTTTATTAGCAAACGCACCAACAGCATCACGTCATGTATTGGTATCTACACCCGATAGACACTTAGTATTTTTTGGAACCGAAACAACTATTGGAAATACTACCACTCAAGATGACATGTTTATAAGATTTTCTTCTCAAGAGAGTATTGATGCCACTGACTCTTACACTGTTAAAGCAACTAATACCGCAGGCACACAAAGGCTTGCTGATGGCTCTAAAATTATGGGAGCTATTAAAGGTAGGGACGCAATTTATGTATGGACCGATACAGCATTGTTTCTAATGAAGTTTGTTGGTCAACCGTTTACTTTCTCTTTTGAACAAGTAGGAACTAACTGTGGATTGTTAGGAAAAAATGCTTGTATTGAAGTAGATGGTACATCCTATTGGATGTCGGAAAATGGATTTTTTGCATATGATGGTCAATTAAAATCATTACCATGTTTAGTAGAAGACGCTGTTTATGATGACCTTAACTCTACTTCAAGAGACTTAGTAAATGCTGGTTTAAATAATCTATTTGGTGAAATAAGTTGGTTTTATTGTACATCAGCATCAGATGTAGTGAATAGGGTTGTTACATATAACTATTTAGACTCTACAATTAAACGTCCTATATGGACAACAGGAACTTTAGCTCGAACAGCTTGGGTTGATTCATCGGTATTTGCTAAACCCCATGCTACTTACTATACTGAAAGCGATGATGCCTCTTTCGATGTTACTGGTAATACGGATGGAATTACTATATATTATGAACACGAAACAGGGACCGATCAAATTACTGCCGGGGGAATAATAACAGCAGTTTTAGGATCTATTACATCTGGTGATTTTGATATTACTCAGAAAAAAAGTACTACAGGGAGCACTGTAGGTATGCCTGACCTTAGAGGAGATGGAGAATTCATTATGAGAATAAGTAGATTTTTACCGGATTTTATTTCACAAACAGGAAACACACAAGTTAGTTTTGTAACTAAAAACTATCCCAATAGTTCTGGAACTACTACAAACTTTAGTGTTGATTCAACTACTACTAAAAAAGATACAAGATTACGAGCGAGATCTATTGCTATTAAAATTGCAAACACAAGTACTTCTCAAGATTGGAAACTAGGTACATTTAGATTGGATATACATCCAGGAGGAAGAAGATAATGGCTACGTTTTATACAGACGTTGATCAAGAAAGATATGATGCAGGCGAAAAGTTTTTACCTCAAAATCGATTTCTTTTAGACTACACAACACCCACTACGAACGTAGAAGAAGAAGAAGTAACAACATCATATGGAATACCTAACACAAATGCTTTTGTTAATAGTGGTGGAGGTGGCAACAACGTAGGTCTTTTTGATCCTTACACAGCACAATCATATGTAACTAATAGAACTGATTTCAACAGAACTGGCTATCTTCCTGGATTAGAACCTCCAGAAACTAACATGAATAAAATAGGTGCTCTAGTTAAAAAAGGAATAGGTATGGCAATTCCTGGTGGAAATTTTTTAATGGGTATGGCAGATAATTTTTCAAGAGAAAATAGATTAAACACAGTTGACAATGCTTTTATTGATATGCAATTAGGCATAAAAGAAAAATCTATGTATGGTGGTAATTTAGAAAATCAAGATAGATATGGTTTTAATAAAACAAGTATGTTTGGTAACTATGCTGATAAAGTAAAAGAGAGAGTAGAAATAGCTAACAAAAGAATAGCAGACGGTAAAGATCTAAGAGACATTGATAGTTATTATTTAGAAAAAGAAAAAGAATTAGACGAGACGGAGAAACAAGTAGAATTTAATAATTTTTTAGATCAAAGAATAGCGGCTAATAAGTTTAGAGACCTACAAGCCCAAGGTATTGATCTTTATCCAGATGGTAAAGATATTCACGGTGGAGATGATACAATTACAACTACAACTACAACCACAGATCAAAGTGGTACTGGAGGTGATGGTGGTGGTCCGGGCTCTTGGGGAGGTCACGGTTCTGTAGAAGCTTATGATAAAGCTAACCAAGCCACTTATGACAGAATCTCAGATATGCATAATTTTGCAACTGGTGGGAGAGTAGGTTTAAGATATGGAGGACTACTAAGTATATTATAATGGCAAAGATCGTACAATCATTAACAAGAGCTGAAGAAGAATACAGCAGACAAAATCTACAATCATTGGTCAGGGACCTTGATGGTGTGATTACAAAATTAAACTCTTCATTTCAAGATGAAGTTAAACAAGAGATAGAAGCTAAAAGTTTCTTTCTAGATTCATAATGGCAGTAGTAAACGAATATAGATTTTATGGTAAAACAGTAACAGCTGCTGAAAGTAATAATCTTTTAGAGCCAGGAGATAATGAAACTATTA